TTCCTGACGCACCATTTAAAGACACATGGTATCAATTAGCCCTAAAGAGAGCTATCCAACACGCAGCCGAGAACGGCTATGATCGTATCGGATTGACAACAGGTAAACGTCAAATTGAAAGATACACAAACGAAATTAGGCAAAATGTTGATGAAATTTCATTCCAAACTGGAGCTAAATTAACGCAACAAGAAGCTGACGAGTTGTACTCATTAAGACAAAATATGAAGAATTTAACTGGTTCTCAAAAAGCAAGATATGAACAGTTATATAACAAAGAAGGTGAGTATGTTGGTGAAAATGAAACAAAAATAAGAGCTTACAAAGGGTCTAAGCCAACATTTGAAGGAACAGTTAAGGATGGCAAATTTATTGACGGTGCAGCCGAAGGTAAAACAGTAGAAGAAGTATTAGGTAAAGCAATGGCTAAACAGATTGCCGAAAAGAAAACAGGAAATTTACAAGGTGATGATTTAACCATTGGCGGTGAAGGAATGAAAAAATATTATGATGAAACTTATCCTAAGTTCTTAGACAAGTACGGTAAGAAGTGGGGAGCTAGGGTAGGTGATACTACTATTTCAACAGGAAGATCAAATGTAGGTGGCGTTCCTTCAATGTATCCAGACAAAGAGCCAATACGTTACTTGGACATAACACCAGAAATGAAAGCAGGAGTATCTAAAGGACAGCCACTATTCCAAGCAGCTCCTATAATTGGTACAGGACTACTAGGTAGCCAACAAGAAGAACGTTAAGCATGACATCCAAAGGATAATGCAATTATGGAAACAGAAGTCAGTAAAGTTGAAGAAGAAAAATACCCCGGCTTGACTAATGCAGGTAAGGGTAGGCCAGCAGGTGTTCCTAACAAGAGTACAGCAGTAGTACGCAATGCTATTGCTACATTGCTTGAAAAGAACGTGCCTTACATGGATAGATGGCTGCAAAGGGTGGCTGAGGGCGATGAAGTCTATGGTCTAAAGCCTGATCCTGGCAAGGCATTGGACTTAATGCAGAAGCTCAGTGAGTACCACATACCTAAGTTGGCTAGAACTGAGGTTACTGGCCTTGATGGTGCTCCTCAACAACACGTGGTTACATGGCAGAAGTAATCGAGATAGCTTACAAGCCTCGTGAGCAGCAGCTAAAGATCCATGAGGCAGTAGATAACCACAGGTTTACGGTAGTAGTAGCTCATCGTCGTATGGGCAAGACTGTAAGCGCTATCAATCACTTGATAAAGGCTGCCATTGAGTGCAAGAAACCAAACCCACGATTTGCCTATATTGCTCCTACTTACGCTCAGTCTAAGCGTGTCGCTTGGGACTATCTGCTTGAGTTCACTCGCCCTTTGGGAGCTACTGCAAATATCTCGGAGCTACGGGTTGACTTCTGGGGAAGACGGATTAGTCTTTATGGTTCTGATAACGCTGATAGCTTGCGTGGTCAATACTTTGATGGTGTTGTACTGGATGAGATCGGAGATCAAAACCCTAAAATCTGGAACGAGGTCATCAGACCAGCATTAGCAGATAGGAATACAGACGATGCTCCTACGTGGTGTCTCTTTATTGGTACGCCTAAGGGTAAGAACCATTTTGCTGACTTTAGGGATCGCGCACAGACAGCGGAAGGCTGGAAGCTACTGGAGTTCAAGGCTAGTGACACAGGCATCCTCAGCGACAAAGAACTCTGGGGCGCTCGTAAGGAGATGGGCGAGGACAAGTACCAGCAGGAGTTTGAGTGTTCCTTTAACGCAGCGGTTGAGGGTAGTTATTATGGTCAGATTGTTAACGATCTCGAAGCCAAGTCTCGCATCACGACTATTGACCGGGATGACCTTTGCAAGTCTTTTGTTGCTTGGGATCTCGGTATGGGTGACTCTACATGCCTATTTGTTGCTCAGTTGGCTGGCAAGGAAGTGCGGCTTATCGACTGCGTCGAGAACCACGGAGTCGGTCTGGACTGGTATGTATCCTGGCTCAGAGAAAACAAGTACGAAGGCTTTGCACAAATACTGCCGCACGATGTGGAGGTAAGGGAGCTAGGCACTGGTCGCAGCCGTAAGGAAGTATTGCAGGAGGCAGGACTAGACATCACGGTTGCTCCAAGGCTGTCTATAGCTGATGGCATTCAGGCTGTCAGACGCTTGCTTCCACGTTGCTGGTTTGACCACAAGACTAAGGCTGGACTAGACGCTATCCGGAACTACCGTCGGGAATATAACGAGAAGCAACAGGTCTTCTACGACAAGCCATTACACGACTGGTCTAGCCATTACTCAGATGCCTTCAGATACTTGGCGATTGGGCTTGACGAGAGCGATGTTTCGTGGTCATCAGACTTGCCTATCAATACCAAATGGGTTGTATAATAAGCAAAATTCTTGCAAGGGTTTGCTATGAAGATGGATGAAGGCCAGATCAAGGGCATACTTGAAGCCGAAATAGATAACAGTATCGGCTACATTGAAACAGAGACCACAGAAGAACGTCGTAGAGCGTTGGATTATTACCTGCGTAACCCGTATGGTAATGAGGTAGAAGGGTTACTGGTGAGGTTGCTGAAGCTATTGACGGTGCATTGCCGCAACTTATCCGAGTATTTACGACTACTGAGGATATTGTCTATTTTGAGCCTAAGACTGCCAATGATGAGGAGTCTGCTAAACAGGCCACAGATTACTGTAACTGGGTGTTCTACCGTGAGAACGAGGGTCTGCTGATCCTGCACAACTGGTTCAAGGATGCCCTGCTGCAAAAGGTTGGTGTAGTTAAGTCCTATTGGGATGCCAAGGAAGACGTTACCAAAGAGAAATACCAGAGCCTGACTGAGGATGAGATGGCTCTCCTGTTGTCTGATGAGTCTCTTGAGGTAGTCAGGCAGAGCGTAGAGATGGTTCCTGCTGGCGTGGATATGATGGGTATGCCTATCGAGGCTCCGTCTTACTCTGTGACTGTCAAGCGTGTTAATAAGTACGGCTGTGTGAAGATTGAGAATGTCCCTCCTGAGGAGTTCCTGATTTCCAAGGCTGCCCGGAATATCGAGGATGCTCCTTTTGTAGCTCATCGTAAGCTAATGCAGCGGTCAGAGTTGATTGCGCTTGGCTACGACAAAGACATCGTAGATGAGCTACCTTCTTATGATGACCTGTCGTTCAGCCCTGAGCGTATTGCTCGATTTAACGAGGGTGAACAGCCAGACGAAGCACAGAGCCTAGATCCTGCCATGCAGACGGTTGAGGTATACGAGTGCTATATCCGGATTGACGAGGATGAAGACGGTATTGCCGAACTGCATCGTATCGTTTACTGTGGTTCGGAGATACTTGAAGATGAAGAATGCGACTATATCCCGTTCCATAGCATCTGCCCTATACCGATTCCGCATAAATTCTTCGGGCAGTCTTTGGCAGATCGGACTATGGACATCCAGCTTATCAAGTCCACTATTACTCGTCAGTCTCTGGATAACCTCTACCTGACGAACAATAATCGGGTTGGTGCTGTTGATGGTCAGGTGAATCTGGATGACCTGCTGAATGCGACTCCTGGCGGTATTGTCCGGATGAAGAACCCTAACGCTCTGGTTCCGTTGCAGGTTCAGTCTACCTTTGGTCAGGCTATGCCAATGCTGGAGTACATGGACTCCGTACAGGCCAAGCGTACTGGTGTTAATGATGCCCAGCAGGGTATGGATCCAGACGTATTGTCTAACGTTACGGCTGCTGCTGTGGCTGCGATGATGAAGTCTAACTCTGGCAAGCTGGAGTTGATTGCTCGTATCTTTGCTGAGACTGGCGTTAAGAGCTTGTTTAAGGGCATTCTGTACCTGCTAGGCAAGTATCAGGACAAGGCCAAGATCGTCCGTATGCGTGGCAAGTATGTACAGTTTGATCCTCGTACATGGTCGAATGAGTACGATGTATCGGTCAATGTCGGACTTGGTTCAGGTGACAGGGATCAGAAGCTAACCATGTTGCAGATGGTTCTTGCCAAGCAGGAACAGATTATTCAGCAGTATGGCCCTGCCAATCCTTTGGTTACAGTGGGTCAGTACCGCAACACATTGGCTAGGTTCATTGAGGCGGCAGGGTTTAAGGATGCTACAGCCTTTATGAATGAGATTACGCCTGAGATGGATGCTCAGTTGTCTCAGCCAAAGCCACCTAGCCCTGATGCACAGGCTGAGGTAGCTCAAATGCTGATGCAGGTGGAACGTGAGAAGACACAGGCTAAGTCGCAGATTGATGCCGCTAAGTTGGATTTGGAACGTCAAAGTCTGGAGGCTGAGTTCACTCGCAAGGGCATTGAGATGCAGATGAAGAACCAGAAGGATCAGGCCGAGATTCGGATTAAGGAAGCTCAGTTAGCAGTCCAGCAACTGCAAGCGGTTTTGGCTATGGATCTGGCTGACGAGGATAGCCGTAACAAACAGGCTGAGATTGTCTTGAAAGCAATTAGAGAGCTAGGGAGCCTGACTGGTGGATAAAGCACAGTGGGCTATTAACCTGCTTAGGGAGCCGATGTTTATGGAGATGATGGAAGAACTCCGAGGCAACGAGCTTAACAAATTTGTTAATAGTAATTATGGTGAGACTGAGCTAAGGGAACAAGCGTATATGCGCCTCCGAGTCTTGGAATCTGTTGAATCCTATCTTGAAGGTGTCGCTGCTCAGAAGATGATCGACGAGAAAAGGATGAAGATTTTGTAACCCGTGTCGGGCGGTTCCCGATATAATTTAGGAAACATAAATGAGCGATACTCAAAACACGACACCTGAGGGTAGTGGTGAGTTAACGGTAAATGGTGCAGCAGACGCTATCTTGGGTCTAATGGGTGGGGAAGAAGGCTCCGAACAGGAACAACCTGAACTCCAAGCAGAGGCCAACGATAGCGATGCCGAATCTGAGGAGTCTGAGTATTCAGATGAATCAGAGGTAGAACAAGAAGATGGCGAGGATGAGCAAGAGGAACCTCAGACATTCCGTGTCAAAGCCGCTGGCGAAGAACGGGAGGTAACCCTTGATGAGCTTATCAAGTCTTATCAACTTGGCACAGATTACACCAAGAAATCGCAAGCTGTAGCTGAGGAACGCAAGGCGGTTGAGGCCGAACGTCAAGCGGTTCAAGAGGCTAAGGCAATGCGCGATCAATACGCGCAACGGTTGGGCATGATCGAGCAGATGCTGCACCAACCAGAGGAGTCTGAGAATCTTGACTACCTGAAAGAGACTGATCCTATCGGCTATGCTGTTAAGGTCGCTGAGATGTCTCAAAGGGAGAAGCAGTTATCGCAGGTTCGTGCTGAACGAGAAAGAATTACTCAACAGCAAGAATATGACAGGCAACAACAGATGAGGCAGACGATTGCTGCTGAGTCTGAGAAGCTAGTTGCTGCGATACCTGAGTATGCTGATCCAGAGAAGGGCGAAACAATCCGTAAGGAAATTCGCAACTTTGGTAAGCAACTAGGGTTCTCTGATGAGGAATTGGGCAATGTGTTCGATTCCAGAGCAGTTCTGACGCTGTACAAGGCTATGCAGTACGACAAGCTACAGTCGAGCAAGCCAGCTATGAACAAGAAGGTTTCAGAGGCTCCAAAGGCGATTAAGCCTGGTGTCTCTAAGCCAAGGGATAGTAATAGCGAGGAACTGAGAAAACTTAAAGCGCGAGCTAAGTCATCCGGACGGGTGGCAGATGCCGCAAGTGTATTTGAACGATTCTTATAGGAAATTAGATCATGGCAACATATACCGCACATAGCGCAATTGGTCAGCGCGAAGATTTGACCGATGTCATCTATGACATCAGCCCAACCGAGACTCCCTTTATGTCTTCGATTGGCAAGACCAAAGCTACTGCCGTTTACCACGAGTGGCAGACCGACACCCTCGCAGCCGCTACGACTAACAACGCTGCTGTTGAAGGTGCTGACGCTTCGGACGCTACCCTGTCTCCTACCGTCCGTCTTGGTAACTACACCCAGATCATGCAGAAGACTATCAAAGTCTCTGGCACTCTGGACACAGTGAACAAGGCTGGTCGTAAGTCTGAGAAGGCTTATCAACTTGCTAAGGCATCGCAGGAAATTAAGCGAGACCTAGAGACTGTTCTGCTGTCTAATCAGGGTCGTTCTGCTGGTGATGGCTCTACTGCTCGTAAGATGGGTTCGCTCCTGTCTTGGATCAAGACCAACTCGTCGGCTCAGACTAACGGTGGTGATCCTACGACTATCGGCGTGTCTACCCGTACCGATGGCAATACCCGTACCTTTACTGAAGCCCTGCTGAAAGAAGTGGTCGCTGAGGTGTTCGTGTCCGGTGGTTCGCCTAAAGTGCTGATGGTTGGTGCTACTGGCAAGCAGAAGGTTAGCTCGTTCACTGGTATCGCTGAGACTCGTTTCAACGTGACTGGTGCGGCTCCTTCGACGATTATCGGTGCTGCTGACATCTACGTCAGTGACTTCGGCAATATGTCGGTGGTTCCTAACCGCTTCATGCGTACCCGCGATGCTCTGATCCTTGATCCTGAGTACGCAGCTATCGCTTACCTCCGTCCGTTCCAGACGAACGAACTGGCTAAGGCTGGTGATGCTGATAAGACCCAGATCCTCGTCGAGTGTTGCTTAGAGGTAAAAAATGAGGCTGCCCATGGCATAATCGCAGATTTGAACATGGCACTGTAACGGAGTTTTGTATATCCCTCAGGCCTTAGGGTCTGGGGGAGTTATGAGGATTTATGGACTTTAGAGATACGGTAGTACACGCGGACAAGATGTATCGGAGATCATTGAGGCTAACAAGGCTCAATTAGAGTTTGACAAGCAGAGGACTGGGCATCTTAAAGAACTTCACCATGTAGCCAGAATCCCGTTCACGGTCATCGATGACTTGAACAAGATAGGCATCATGAGGGGCTTTAGTATCGTTGATGACGCAGCATTTGCTAGTTGGCTTAATAATCCCGATAATGCGGTTTGGAAGACTTACCGTGGCACTATCTCTAAGGGGAACTAATGAACGTAGGAGTTTGCGTACCAGCAAGGGATGAGGTTCACACCTCTTTTGCATTTGACTTTGCCAAGATGGTCGGCAGAGATTCTAAGCATAGGTGTTCTCAAGATGGTAACGGCCTAAAGCTGTACACGATGGCAGGAACGCTGATATTCGATCAGAGGGAGAAGCTAGTAGATGCTGCTCTCAAAGAGGGATGTGATGCGGTTCTGTTTATTGACTCAGATATGCGGTTTCCTAACGACACTATTGACATTTTGTTAAGTCGTGAGGTTCCGATTGTTGGGGTTAATGCGGTAACAAGACGTAAGCCTACACTGCCGACTGCGTTGAATTTACAGATTGAGAAGGATGACGAGGGTAAGATTATTCGTCATGCGTGGCACAAGATAGATTCGATGGGTAGGGAAGGCATAGAGCCTGTTACAGCGGTTGGTTTTGGTGTGGTGATGATTCGTAAGGAAGTCTTTGAGAAGGTTCCTAAGCCTTGGTTTGATGTGGGTTGGGGGACAAAGGGGATTATTGGTGAGGATGTACATTTCTGCATTAAGGCACTTGATGCTGGAATCCAGACTTATGTAGATCACAGTCTCTCAAAGCATATTGGTCACATTGGTACTTATGAGTATCGGTGGGAAGATGTAGAGGAAGGCGCTATAGAGGCGCACAATAACGGGAAATAGACATGGCATTTACGAGCTACAGTGACCTAAAGACTACGATAGCGAACTACCTAGCTCGTAGTGACCTGACTTCAGTAATCCCTGACTTTATTCGCTTGGCTGAGGAGCGTCTGCGTAGAGACTTGAGAATTCGTCAGATGTTGGTGGTGGCTACGGCTACTACGACTGGCGGTAATTCTAAGGTTGGATTGCCTACGGACTTCTTGGAGATGCGGGATATTCACTTGAATACGACTCCGATTAGTTCCTTGTCCTACGAGGCTCCTAATACGTTCTACGCTGGCTCTAGGTCTACTGAGTCTGGCATTCCTAGAATCTATACTGTGCTGGCCTCAGAGCTTCAATTCGCCCCTATCCCTGATACTGCGTATACGGCTCAGATGCTGTACTACGCAAAGCCTACGCTACTGAGCGACGCAAATACCAGCAACGTATTCTTGGCTAACTGTCCTGATGCCTTGCTGTATGCGGCTCTAGGTGAGGCTGAACCGTATTTGATGAATGACGCTAGGTTGCAGGTCTGGGCTTCGCTCTATGACCGTTCTATCGCTTCTATATCGAACTCTGACCAAGCTAGTGAGTACAGCGGTCAGCCTATGGCAATGTCTTATAACGTGAGGTAAATCATGGCAGAAATGTCGAATTATTTAGAAAACGCTCTGATTAACGCTACCTTGCGTAATACGAGCTATACAAGCCCTGCAACAGTCTATGTTGCTCTTTACACAACTGATCCAACTGATGCTGATACTGGTACAGAAGTCTCTGGTGGTTCTTATGCTCGTACTGCTGTTACTTTTGGTGCGCCCAGTAATGGCGTTAGTACCAATAGTGCTGCGGTTGAATTCCCTACTTGCACATCGTCATGGGGGACGATAACGCACATTGGTATCCGTGATGCTTCAACTAGCGGTAATTTGCTGTATCACACTGCATTGACTACATCTAAGGTTATTGATGTTGATGACATCTTCCGCATTACCACTGGCAACCTATCTGTTACGTTGGCATAATGAAAATAGATTTCTCTTTTGATACTCAGTACGGTAAGTTCTGCGATGCCTTGCATTTGCCAGACGATCATACGTTTACTGAGATAGAAATTGAGGCAATAAAACAGCAACGTCTGGATAACTGGATTGCTGTTATTACTGCTCCTCCAGAAGAACCTACTGCGGAGTAATGAATGGCAGATCGCTATTGGGTTGGTGGCACTGGGTCATGGAGTAGCACCAACACGGGTAACTGGTCAGCATCATCAGGTGGCGCTAGTGGTGCTTCTGTTCCTACGGCTGCGGATAACGTCTTCTTTGATGCCAACTCAAACGTAGGTACAGGTGCGTTTACTGTCACGATGGCAAACTCGCCACGGGTTTGTAAAGACATCACAATCAGCGGTCTTGATGGAACAATGACCCTAGCAGGTACGAGCATTGGCTTGACTGTT